AGGGAGTTATTGAAGTCACGTGATATGCGCGCGTCTTCTTCCGTCACCATGCCATAGGCTCGCTGCGCCTCTACTGTGGCAAGCGTTGCCTCGCGGCCCTGTTGCAGTAGTCGAATGGTTCCTTCATCGAGGCCCAGTTGCATACCAAGCGCGAAGGTTTCCTTTTCTGGCAACCGCTCGAACGCTTCGGCAAGAGCCGGAAGCATTTCCATCGGATTTTCGATAAACTTACCGAATTGATCGAAGCCGATGCCAAGGCGCATGAGAGCCGGAAGAATGGCGCTATCGCCATACATATAAAGATCAAACAGGCTTTGATTTAGCGAAAGGACACTTCCTTGCAGGCCGTCAACCGAACCGCCTACTGTGGTCGCGGCGCGGCCCCAAGCATGTAAATCCTGCGCAGATACGCCGATAGATCGGGATACATTGCCGATATCCTCGCTGACGTCCGCCACCATCCGCATACCTTGGAAAACCCGTCGCATTGCGAGATAGGCGGCAAGCAGCGGCGCGGCGTCCTTCGCAAGCTGCTTGAGATTTTTCTGCATATCAACGGCTTCTTCATTGATATGAGATATTTCCTCGGCGGCCTTGGACGCTTCCTCGCCAACGTCCTTTATCGCCTTCCCCGCATCTTCCGCAGCCGCTTCCGATTTCGTCGATGCGGTTTCGCTTTTCTCCAGGGACTGCGTGAGGTCATCAAGCTCTTTTCTGGCCTCTTTCGCGCCATCCTTGAGCCCGTCTGTATTGGACGTAAAGAGGACAACAAACTGTTCTAATATGTTCATTTCGTTGCCTTCTTGATTTCTTCGGCGGCAAGGTACTCGTTATATTTCGGGATGATAATGCTTTCCCATATGATAAAAGCATCTTCCAGAGAATATATGGTCCTTAGTTCCTGGAGCGTTGCTTTTCCTTCGGCGATGATGCCTGCAATAAATCCGTCAACATTGACATAATCTGCGGCCTTGCCTTCTCTGCCAACGCGCTTAAGAAAGTCGAGCCCTTGCCATTTTGAAAAAAAGAGCAATTATACTCCATCATCAAAAATTCAATACGGACAAGGGTTTCCCAATCCGGCACATGGTTATCGACAAGGGCTCGCGTGGTCAGGAACATCGGGTTGCCGTTCGCCCCCTCCACGGCAACAAAACTCATAAGCTTGAGCATCGTTGCCTCGGAGACTTCATATTCTCCGATCTTCGGAAAGTTCGACGTCGGATATTTCGATATGATCTCGCGACCTGCAATGGCGTTGAACTTGTGCAGAATATAACGCCTCTCCCTGCCCGCCTGATCGGTGATCGTCACTTCTTTAGGTTCAATAGCCATGCCTGCCCGTTATCCCCTTCCTGAAATATTCTCGAATGCGAAGCCGTAAACCGTCGATTTCTGCCGCCCGCTACTGGCAACAGCGGTAAGCGGCGGCCCTGAAATAATCTTGCCCTGAGAAAGCGTGGAGACGCGCCCATCGGGCATAACTCGCGTCAGGCTGATAATGTCGAACGTGCCGAATTTGCCGGCCCCGACGCGGTTATTTTCCAGCAGGATGCGAAGCGCAACGTCATCGTCGCTGTTAGGAATAAGCGACAAGTTGACGACGATAGGAGCCGGCGTTGCATATGTGACAAGATCGCCGTTCAGGCCCATCTCGGCCCCGCCAATGGTGATAGCCGGAACGTCAAGCGGATCAGTATCATCTGCGAATTGAGTGATGATAACGCCTTGCGGATATGTGACGCTGGCAATCAGCGTCAGGGACATATTAAACGCGGAAATTTCAAAAGACATAAGCGACTACCTTTTCTTTAGATGAGAACATGCGTTCCGTCCACTTTGCGGACGGCGTCATCCTTGGCATAGACAAGCAGGTAAACAGCTTTCCACTCGATACGGCCGTCCTGCGTCGGGACGGACTGCATCCGAACATCAAGCCAATAGCCGATATTCTGGATCTGATGCCATGCGTCCTGATCGCCCGTGATTTCCGAAATATAAACCTTCTGAACCTCGCTCAAGAAACGTCCAACGGAGATAACGCCGTTATACTTGGCCCGCTCGACAACGCCCGCCTCAAGAATGGAGCGGATCATTGCCGCGCCTGAATTATTGGCCGGAACGCGACCGACCGACAGAAGAAGGGACATAAGATCGGCGCTCGCCTCGGCCTTGAGCCATACCTCGTTAGCATAGACGTTCATGTCGACGGGAGCCGTCGCCGGTCCCATCATGACGCCGCGCTGATAGAAAGAGATATACTGTCCCGCCGTTTGCGTCTGACCGTAATAGTTGATCCGCATGTTGTCGTAAAGCGTCGCATCGGCGTTCGTTTTGACGATCGGCGTCAGCGGGTATTCCTTGAACATGTAATTCACTGTTGCATTGCGGCGCGAATAATCCGTCGCTGCGAATTCAGTCGGCGGAGCCATATCGGGATATTCGCCGGAAACATCCGAAAGCGTAACCCCAACGCCGCCGATCGGGAGCAATGCGCCGGCGAGTGCCGCAGCGTCAATTGGCTGAACAGCCACAGAAAACATGAATTTCACATTCAGTGAAGCGTTGTAGGTCGCAATATCCTCGACCTGTTGCTGTGACAAAGCATCCTGGAAAACAAAGGATCCGAAATTATCGCTGGCCTCGGACGACGCGATAAACGCATCAAGCGGACTTTCCGCGACCGCACCATCTGCGACGATCGCTCCCACAAGCCATCCGATTGCGCCAGCAACATCGTTTGTGACGCCAGGTGTGACCTTAATGACTGCATCTGCCGCATCCCCCCCGACAAGATTGAAACTCTTGCGCACTGTGTCGTAAGTCACAGTCGCGGAGGTGAACATCGTGCCGGAGCCCGTCTGTACCGCCGTTTCCACGGCAGTTGCAACGTCTGCCAGGCTCGTTGCGGACGAGAAGTCGATATTCGTCATGGCGTGATCGACGCCGCCAATAGATACGGTCAGTTGCCCGCTACTAATGGCTTTGAGTGCAGTCAGAGAGAAGTTTTGCGACCGGCCATAGATGCGCGGCTCGACGCTCGTTTCAACCCATCGGGCAAAAGAGATTTTCTGCGGCCGAGAAATGTTTTTCGAGACATAGGAGAAATAAAATGCAGCGCGCGCATATTCCTCGCTGCCGGTCCCGAACATATCCGCCACGTCCGCAAGCGTATCCATCTCCACAAAAGAATGCGGCGGCAGGATATTGTTGCTTGTGAAAATTCGGACGATCAAATCGCGGGTTCTTACGCTGGCACCGCCGCCGACGCCGCTCGTGATATCAACATACCGTGTGATACTGATAGCCATAAGGGTTACTCCTAACTAAACTCGCTTAATATCATAATCTATAGGCTCTGCAAAAGGAACAGAAACAACGCTGACGTGATCATGAATTATCGTCACATCGAAGCTGATAAGCGAGTTATGATTATCCCGCTCGTCAAAGAAACGAAGATTTCGCATATCGGTGATGCGAAGGATTTTCATGTTGTGCTTTAGAAGATGCTGCACAAATCCGCTGCTTTGCATGAGGATCACAATTGACGTCGCAATATCCGCCGCCGTGATGTATATCGGCGCGGCTTCTATGCCGGGACCAAGACGCGGCGCGGTAATATTCATCTGGATAATGGTTTCCATCTTCTGGATAACCTTCTTTTCCAGCGTCCGCGTGATCGGATCAAAGCCCTTCGGATATTCGCGCCTGCCCCAACCGTGAAAGCGATAGTTGACATTGAACATCGAAAGCGTCGGGGCAGACAAACGGCCCGTGATGTTCGGCTGATATGCCTGCAAGACATTCAATTCGGAAACCCCATATCCCGCTATCTTGTCGCGAATATAGGGCATGATCACTTCATAAATCGCATTTTCATTCATTCCGGACAGCCCCCAACATCGACGCAAAGAATGGCCATCCATCCGTCATAGGGATACCAGTTATTGCGCGACAGGATTTTATAGCGCCGGCAATCATATTCGAGGTAGTCGCCAGACTGGTCGCGATACAGATCAAAGGCGCGCTGATCCGTGTAAAGGATGAAGTGACGCCGCTGCATATCGAGACCTTCGAAGTCAAACGCGCCGCCCGATCCCGTTGACGGCTTTCCAAGGCTCCCTCCGCCCGCAAGCGTCGCCCGATCAACCGGCTGAAAACTCCCGTAAATAACTTTCTTCGGCGCTAGTTTCTCAATCTGAATTCCATATTCATTGATCTCATAACCAACCACGGCCTGATACAAAAGCCGCTGGCGGGGAAGTATGGAAAGGGCGAGATTGAGAAGCGTCATTTCTGAATAACCTTATGACGGACGGACGCAACCATGCGAAGCGATTCCATGAGCGGCTTAGTATCGCTATAGACATATTGACCTTCTGCCCGCTTCTCGCGCCGTTTTATGATAGTCGTCGGGGAAAGAGGAGGAGTTTCAACCTTCTGAATATGTTCCACAACGCTTGCGACAACAGCCTCGCCAATCGCGTTCATCACGTCATAAAACGCATCGATGCCGCCGATTGAATTCTTTGCCGCGGTAACGGCCTCGGAGCGCCATTCGTTTTGATCGTTATGAATTGCAGGGCGGAAAAATGGGCGCGCTGGGATAAGTCGCCCGTCGCCAAACTCATTCTTGTGAGCGACTGTCGGAACAGTCTCGCCGTTCGGATAGCGGATAGGCTCCGTAAATCCGGCAATCATATCAGGCGCGGCATTCTGGCGCGTCATGCCGTTCAAAATGCCATAGGCGCTCTTGTTGATATATCTTTTAACCTTAATAGCCAAAGCCGCCCCCAACGCGGCGGAACGCGCTCCCTTCCGGACGTCCGCCCACATAAAACCCGCCCGCCCCCTTGATGCGGAGAAGCGCGAGAAGCTGGATACCGTAAGGCGTCAGGCTCATCCACCAACGCCAGCTTGTCCCGGCGGGGGGCTCGACGATGGATACGGAAACCTTGTCAATCGACGCCTCTTTGACCGGCCCATAGACGCCGCTTGAGCCGCTGCCCGTGCCCGAATCTTTCTCGGACAAAAGAATAAGATGAGCCGTCATCAATTGCAGCGCATATTCAAGAGCCTTCGCATCCAAGGCGCAATTTGTCACATCTTTGATAAAGATCGTGGCAGTATCCCAATACAGGGAAAGCTGCGCGTCTGAATAGTCCTTGAATGCCGGAAACTTGGCGCGAAACGCGGCAGGATCAAAAATAATCTTTTCGGTACTCACGGACATTAATCCCCTATAAAAAACCCCTCAATCCACAAGGCAGAAACGGGAGCAAGACTGCCAAGCGAATTGAGGGGAGGTGCGCACACACAAACATATTACACTGTGGCGCTGACCCGTTTATTTCTTCGCGCGCTTGCCGGACAACTGAACCATCTCCTCGCCCGTTGCTTGCGCCCCGGCGTCTTTCTCCTTCATGTCCTTGGCAACCTTTTCAGGGTTTTCGTTGACGCGCTCTACCTTAATAACGCCAGCTTCCAAGTGACGGTTAAAAACGCCGTTGCTCTTGAGAAACTTCATATCCTCGCCGCTGACTTCAGTCATGATACCCTTCGGCGTCAGTAGCGTTTTCGGATCCGTGACGTGCGCGCCGCCCCGGATAAGAACATCCCGGATAACGCGAGCAGGTGCACCCTTTTCGCCAAGATCATAATCCGTATAGCGCACGTCCGCAGACATGGTGGAAAAAACAAAGTATCTTTCAGCCATTAAGAAACTCCGGTATACCGCACAATTGCATAGGGACGCTTGAGGATAACGCCGGCGGTAGCGTTCGCGTAAGCCTCAACATACGATTTTTCTGTCCGCTGCGCACCCAGCATCATGAACGTGGTAGGCACGACCTGCGAGAAGGTCGCCCCGCCATCTGTGGAGAGCCCATCATTGACAAAATCGGCATAGAGATAAACAACGCCGGCCGAGTTTGCGTCATTGAGCTCGGGAGCGGACACAACACGCATCTGCGGATAGGTCATCGTGATCCACTGCCGAACAGACTGGCTGCCAAGCGCGTTGACCGTGGCAAGGAAGCCAACGGCGTTCGTCGGGACGGCAAGCGTCGTCGGCGTATCTTCCGCGTTGATGAGGCCATTGGAGCGAGTGCGAAGCGCGTTCACGATCGTAATGATATCTTTTACGATTTCGTCGTACGTCTTGAGCGCCCATGTGTTTCCAGCCGTTCCGGACGGAATGGATGTATATGCGGGGAGCCCAGGATCATTGAACAGGCCATAGGTTCCGCCGTCGCCGGAATTGAAGCCCTTGAAGCCGATCATGTTGCGGGAGATATTCAGCGAGAGGGCCGCGCCTTTGCGCTTTTCTTCTGCCGAATTGATCCGCATACGAGCGGCGCGCGCCTCTTCCACCTTGCTGACCTGAATGCCATCTTCAAAGCGCACAACTGTGCGGCGGTTGAAGTTCTGGTTCCAGCCTGCGCGCGGCGTCTGGGTGTAGTCGCCATACGGGACGGCAAGGCCCGTGTTTTCAATTACCGGCCATACGACCTCAGCATCTTCAAACGATCCGGCCGAAACAATACCGACAAGAGTATCAATCATTCGCGGCGCGGTGACGATATTGACGGTGCCCGGAAGCCACGTCTGCAAAAACTGCACAGGCGCGCCTACGTTCGGCGTCGTCAGCCCTGCGGTGAGATCGTCCATGCCGAGATACATACCGCCGGCGCTCATCTTTTCGTAGATTTCGTCAACCGCATCGGTCGAGATATGGATGCCGATATCTTCGAGATGGGAAAGGATGCCGTCGAGCTCATCGACGCCGATCTTGATGCCTTTCTTGACTTCTTCGTCAAACTGGCGAGCGGTGATTTCGCCTCTGATGTTACTCTGCATTTTACTAAACTCCAACCTTAGTTAGTGAGGCGAATGACGACGAGACCGGCCGCCGCGCTGGAATATCGGGAAACTACGGCATTCGGGATAAGCGTATGGCTCGCCGGAGCAGTACTTGCTGCGGTGCCAAGTTCGCCGGTCGCGTCTTCGTAATAAACGACATTCCCGATATCGTTCGTCGTGGTTTTCACCTTCACGACAACCTCGCCCATAATCATGAGCTCGCCGACGTCCTCTTTGCGCACGTTCAGGTTAGCGCCAAGCGTGTTGCCGGACGTTCCGTAATTCGTGTACGCCTTGGAATTAACGAGAATGCCCGCAAATTTACCATTGCCGCCAACCGTGGCATGGCCTTCACCAACAATCGTATAGGCGTATCCCACAAAGTTATCATCCGTGTCACTGTCAAGAATGAACGGCTGAACGCGGATCGGCGTAGAAGTGTAGACATCGCCCGGATTGCCGAAGCCCTGAGTGATACGAACAGTAGACTGGCTCATTTCTTAGCCCCTCTTGGAAAATGCAGAAATAGATTTAGGAGCGGCTGTCCCGCTATTGCCTTTAGCGCCCGCCGGAAGGATGTTGACAACCTTACCGGATGCCGCATCGAGGGCGGAGAGGTAACCATCAAGCGCGGCGCGCTCCATGCCTTCGCCAACTTTCAGACCAAGCTTGTCGGCGGCATATTTAGCAACCCCGTCAACTGTCATGTTGTCGCTGTCAAAAAAACCGATATGCTTTTCAACACGCTTCACGAGGGCCGCCTTGTCGGCGACATCCTTCATGATTTTTTCAGGAAGCGCATCGGCGGCCTTTTTCAGTCCATCAATGATTGCGGCCTGCTCGCGAATGGTTTTATTGAGAGCGGCAATAGAGGCGTCTTCGGCCTTATCTGCCTTCTCGTCCTCTTCCTCCTTCTCGGCCTTTTCCTTTTTGCCTTCATCCTCGTCGGAAGCCGCTTTCTTCTGCTTTTCGATAAGTTCCGAAAGCGTCTTGTTCAGGCCATCAAGAGCCGTCGCGGTGGCGGCAACCGTCTTTTCGATCTCGCCGATACGAG